ACGGCTGATTTTGTAACTGATTTAAATTTAGCTGATGCTTTAATTCCACAAGCAACACCGGGCAGCGGTCAACTAAACGGCGCTATTTATTCGCCATCGGATTGGTTTGAAAACGTACCAGCTGCCGATGACATAGAAGTACAATTTATCATTAACGGCACAATGCTTACTTTGAATGGTCAATATTACATAGTAGTAAATATTCACGATTCTGTTAACCCTGATGAAGTCACATCACATATATCCCCGCTTTTAACAGCTACTTACACGCCGCCTGCAATACCAACTATTACAGGTTATCTTAGCACTTACAATACAGAATATAGCGGCAACGAATTAACCATTGCACCGCACCAACGTATTAAAGCAAGATTAGAAATTGATAAAGCAAGCTATGTAACCGCGCTAAATGCTATTGGTTTAGTAGGTACTTTTGATGGTAGTGTAGCGGGCATTATTTGTAAACTTACAAACGTACCGGGTGTAGTTAATCAAGTGCAGGGCTTTATACCAGCAGCGCCGCCAATTACAACTGCTGATATGACTATTGTAACTAATGATGCAACCGATTTAGTTTTAGATTGTATTTTTAGAATAGCTGAAGAATACGCTGGTACATCAACTGAAATAACGTGGACTGTTAGTCTAAATCAGGTGACTACAATTTCAGGCATAACTCAATTAACGCAAATAGATTTTGTACAAAAATTGGATGTTGATGTTTTCGAAAATGATGCAATAACACCTAACTTATTAAGCATTAAGTTTTACGATTTAGAAGATTATATAGTAGGTATCAAAACCGAAATAATTGACATTTGCGATGCTAACCAAATAATAGCGCAAGTAGAAAAAGACCCATCCTTTTCAGGTTCTATAAATTTTATTGCTACTATTTACCCTGCAAGCGAAACAGGCGATACTAATAATAATGCCATTGAAGAAGAATCAAGCTGGGCGCCAATTGTAGTACAAATGCAACAGTTAACAAGTGCTAAACTTGCCGATGTTGATGCATCATTTGCGCCATCTAATGAAGCTATTTTTAAAATAAACGTACAGCAATTAACGCAAGGGCAGCGTTATTGGGTAACAGGTATTGCATATCAGCAGGTGCCAGATTATTGCCCTATTGGCTTAGTTGCGCTTACAAGTACATCTACTTATAGAACTGTTGGCGTATTACCTTTGTGGACAATTACAGGTGATCCAACCGCGGTTATAGCTGAAATATTAGCACATCCCGATTATGTAGGTGGTATAAATATAGTTCAAAATAACTTTGTTGATAATGCTAACAGCCCCATTGGCGTTTTAAGTTACGCGGGCAATATTGTAACAGCAATAAAGATTAGCGATACAATTCCAATAGCTTATTATAGGTTTATTGTTGATGCTGACTTCGACCCGGGCACAGGGCCACACACAATAAGACACGAAATTTTAATATCAGTTCCAATACCTGCGCCAAGTTTAATACCTATTGTAACTTTTGACAATAACTATAAATGTAGCGATTTAGGATAAAATTTTTTAATTTAATTTTTATTTGTATCTTTGCGAATATATGTTAGTAAATTATTCTGTTTCATATACGCCCGAAATTAGTAGGACATATTCATTTAAGCAGCCCGTACCGATTCGGTATGCCTGCCCTGTTTTGCCGCCTAATTTTATGCAAAACGAAACTGATGCATGGAACTGTAATTTATGCGGTTCTGATTTGCCGTTTTATATTCCGTATGTTGAAGGCGATATTATACCATTTCAAACACAGGTAACTGATAATTACAATCAGCCTAACAGCGTTTTAGTAGCAGGCTTTCAAACAAGTACAAGTACATCGCATTATGTTGTAGTTAGCTTATATGATTGTTGCGGTAACTTAGTATCAGAATTTATTGATGATTTTTCAGATAGTTACCACGTAGGACAAAGCCTTTCAACGGGTAGCATTCAAACGTGGTTTGTTAATACAGGTTTGTTCCCAGCTGATTTGGATTGCTTTAGATTGTACATTGATTATTACAAAATAAATCAGATAACTTTAGAACCTGAAATAGATAAAAGGTTATTTACAGAATACTATAAAAAAGTCGAAGGCTGTGGTAACTTAAACGACACTTCACTAATTTATAGTACTTATGCAAATTATGATTGTAACGGTAATTTTTACGGAACTTTGACTAACTATTTAGGTTCTAACAATACGCCGTTTTACAATTCGCTTCGTATCTTTGGAACTGTTGAGTTCTTTGGCGATACTGAAGCGATAACAGAAAATGACAGAAATGTAGTTATTAGTAAAGATATAACAGAAAATTACGGCATTATTTCGGGCGCTGTGCCACCGTTTTACATTAAGTTACTACAACAAGCTGTGAGAGGCAATTACGTAACTGTTGATGGTGTGCAGTATCAAAACTTTAGATATGATTCTAAACCTGAAGATAACCGTATGTTTTTGTTAGATTTGTCATTTGACAAAAAATGTCGATTAGATAACAAACAATGTAGATGAGGTCGTAATTCATTTACAAATATTTAAAAACAAAAAATATGAATATTTCTTTTATAAATGGGTTTTTGGGCGCGTTCGGTGTTTGCCCGCCTTGCATAGATGAGGATAATGCCCCTAACTACCTTTGCGACCCTTGCGATTCAACTGTATACAGCGGTGGTATTGCTGGTTGGTTTGCAAAAAAATGTAATTACGAATTTGCCGATATTACAGATTCTACTGAATGGGAAACTGCAATAGCTGATAAAAACGTTTTTGGCCGCGTAAACGGTTCACGTATTAGCGGTGGTTTGCCTGCACCTGAATTTACTACTAAGAAACGCGGTAGCTGCGGACAGGAGGAGGTAGTAAAACAGTCGCGTGTTGTATCACTAACTGATGCAGAAAATGACCTTACATTTACGATTGATGCGCTTTACAATTTCCTTTCAAATCCTGCTAAAGCTGCTGGTTATGAATTTGGTTTTGTAACTTGCGATGGTAGATTTTTAGGTTGGTATTCAAATGTAACTGTTAGACCGTTTTATCAGATTGCAGAAACTGATGAAGATGATGCTTACTGGACCGTTGAATTTAGATACAATGAACAATTAGGTACATTTAGCCAATTATCTTTGGACTTCTTGCTAACATTGCCTTATAACGTTTGTTGGGTTACTTCAATTGTTGTAACTGGCACAGGCAACGTAACAACTGTTGGCGATGGTCTTACATTGCAAATGCTTGCTGCTATTCTGCCATTAAACGCTACTGATGCTACTGTTACATGGTCGGTTGTTAACGGTACAGGTACTGCAACTATTAGCAGTGGTGGTTTGCTTACTGCTACTGCACCGGGTTTAGTTACTGTTATCGCAACAGCTAATGATGCTTCGGGCGTAACTGGTTCACTTGTAATTACAATTACACCATAGTATTTATAAGGGCGGTTATATAATGTAACCGCCCTATTTAAAATCAAATAGAATGAACATAGAACAGTTTTACGAATTTTTAAATACTGTAAATGCTACAATACTAAACCCGCCTGTACACCCATTCAAAGCGGATTGGAAGCGTATTTATGAAAGCATTAAGCCTCACTTCTACGGTGAAGTGCCGCCCGCGTTAGATAAAGCATTTCCAAATGAAGATGAACAGATATTAAACTATCGTAAAAATACATATCAGCCTAAAACAGAATCGCCATTGGTTAAGGCAATAACCGAACTGCATAGGCTGTTAAGTTCAGCTAAGCATTCTGTTAGGTTTGAAAATATGGACATGCAGCAATTCGCAGAAAATGAAAAATTTGGCGAAAATACTTTGCAGTCTTTTGTATTTTCTGTTTTTATTCCCAATCGCGTACTTGACCCTAACGCCGTTTTACTTATCGAACCTAAAGGCGAAGGTATTGAAACCGATAACGTGCGCGTTAATGTAGATATGAAAGTAATACAGTCTGATAGGATTGTTTTTAATGACCCTGAATACAGACTTCTAATATATAAAGGCATATCAAAAAATAAATATGCTACCTTAGGTATTGAAAACCCGCTATACTATCACATTGTTACCGATATGTTTTACGCACAGGCCCGCGCGTATGGTGATAAAACAATGTTTGAGGTTATCTATGAACATAACAGCGGTATTATGCCGTGGGTTACGCTTGGCGGTCGAGTTGTACCTAAATATGATACTTATGGCAATACGTTTAAAATTTATAAGTCTGATTTTAGCCCTGCAATACCGTATCTTAACGATGCTGCTATTTTTGACAATCAGCATAAATCGGTTATGCTTGCGACATGCTTCCCTATTAAATTTGTTGAAGGGGTTGATTGTAACAGCTGTAATGGTGTGGGCCGCGTACCTGATCCAAATAATTACGATAATAGCATAACTTGTAAAACATGTAGCGGTCATGGTAAAACGTTAAGCATTACGCCATTGGCAGCGTATAACCTAAATCCTACTACATCTAAGTTTGGCGATAATGATAAGCAGCAAGTTGAACCTATACGTTATTATAGCCCCGATGTTTCGACTATTCAAGAAACTAACAAAGTAGCTTCTGAAGCATTAGGCAAAGCAGAACAAGTACTAAATATAAATCGCAGTTTAAAAGCTGCACAATCGGGCGTGGCTAAAGAATTAGACCGCGAACCAGAATACATAGAAGTAGGTAAAATTAGTGATGATGTTTACGCGCGTTATAAAGATGTGTTGCGTATTATTCAAGCCATTGTATTTATGGATACTGAAAGCGCGATAATGGTTAACCCGCCTATCAGTTTTGACCTTAAAACAGAAACAGAATTGATGGCAGAATTTGCACTATCACAAAAAGGTTTACCAACTGCTATACGTTATGAAAGTTATATTAGCTATGTTGATCGCCGTTATAATTCTGATGCAATAGCGCGCCAAATAGCTACCATTTGCGCAATGTATAATAGTGCCTATCTTTATACAGTTGATGAACGCGTAAATTTGTTAGCATCGGGCCAAATAACAGAAAAGGATGCAATAAGCGCGCAGTTTGTTTTTGATGCTGTTACAGAATTGTATTACGATGAAGGCTTTGATATTATGAATAATGATTACACAGCTATTAAAAATGCTATTGATGAAAAGTTAGCACCGCGTTTTGATGCTGTTGCAAGTAATGTAATACCCGAAGTTAATATGGATGAATTTAATAATGCTGAATAATGGATTTTAATAAACCCGAACGAATTAACGACAAAGCATTAGAAATTTTACAAAAGCGGTTTAATAAAGTAGAACCGAAATTTGTAAAACAAGTTGTTGATTGGATAAATAAGTTTAGAACTACATCTGGCAATTTAGTAAGGTCTAAAGAAAACATAGCGCGTTTAAGTTCGTTTAAAACTGCTGTTAATAGGTTTTTAGAAAAGGCTGGTTATAATGTAATGGTTTCGGCTTTTTTAGAAAACTTTGACGAAATTGGCGCTAATACACAACTTGCGCAACAAGAATTGAACGGCATTGATATAACAAAAAGTTTTTTAAACCCATTTAGAAGATATGCTGTTAATAATGTTATTGCTGCAATGCAGGGCCAAGGCTTAAACGTAAACCTAATAAACCCGCTTAAAAATGAATTGTTAATTGCAGTAAATCAAGGCAGCAGTTTAACAGATGTTGTTACTTCGATTGCAGGTCAATTAACAACAACTGAAGCAAGGCAAGGCGTTTTAAAAAGAATTAGTTTACAGGCATCACGTGACGCATTATTACAGTATGATGGTGTAGTAAACGAAGCGGTGCGAAAGTCTTATAAGATGGATGCTTTGCTTTACGTTGGTTCTATTGTTAAAGATAGCCGCGCACAATGTGAACGATGGGTACAAGAAGATAAAAACGGCAAATTAGGTTTGATTTTATTTGAAGATTTGCAAGATGAAATAGATTGGGCAGATAATAACGGTACTGGTATGATACCCGATACAACGCCCGAAAACTTTTGTCAAAATCGCGGCGGTTATAATTGTAGGCATATCGCTTACCCGGTACGTTCGCAAAACTATATTAAAAAATAACACATGAAAAACTTTCAAAAAATACTTAAAGACCGAGGTTATTATACAGGAACCATTGATGGCATAGTTGGGCCCTTAACACTTACAGGTGCTAAGCAATGGATTGATGCGGAAATGAATATAAGAGGATGGGTTAAGCCTGTAAATGATTTAGTTTGGATTAGAACAGACCAAACATTCGATAATAAGTTTTCAGATTATTGTATCAGATTTAATAACCGCATCGCCGACATGATTTTACCATGTAGCACAACACCCGGCGATTTTATTGTATTTAATCCTTTGACCGTTGGCGGCATTACAGGTAGCGCGGTTGCATGTGAGCAGCAAGTGATCGGCTCACATAAATTTGTTACTGCACGTGATTGGAAACACCTTTGGTTAAATGCGCCTTATTTTTTTCAAGCGGGCGCAATAGAGATTTTTCGCGATAATACACGTGACCGCAAGTTAGATAAAACAGTTAAAACTAAAGGTTGGTACGGCATCAACTTTCATCGTGGCGGCATCGGTCATGCTGTTGATAGTTGGTCAGCTGGTTGTTTAGTTGTTCCTGATGTGAGATGGTTCGAAGCTATCAAAATATTTCAGACTAATCAACTTATTAACTTTACACTAATAGAATTATAGCATGTTAGTAATAAAAGCAAAGCATAAAACAAACGGTACTGAATACCAATTTACGCCCGCGCAATGGTACGCCGAACAGCAAACAGGTAATTATAACTATCTCGGTACTATTCACGTATCAGAACCAGCGCAACCTATTCAAAGAACAGTAACCCCTAAACGCGGCTGCGGCTGCGCAAATAAACGTAGATAATATGCCAAGATTTCACAAATTTGTTATTCAGCTTGAATACAACGAAGAACCGCTAACACTTGATGAACTCCAAAAAGATTTTGATGAAGCTGTTAAAATTGAAGATTACAAAGCAGCGGCAAAAATAAAAAAACAAATAGATGAACATCTAAACACAAATAAAGAAACTGAATTTGTTCTTGAACTTGAAGACTATTGTTATATTGATCTTGATGAAGTAGCAACATTCTATAAATCAGAATGGGATGATGGCGAAAAATTTACTAAGGTTATTTTAAAAAGCGGTTTTGAATTGCCGCTAAGTATATCATTTGAAGATTTTACTAAATTTTTTTTTAACATAAACACACGTGAAAATGCTTGACAAATTTGTAGAAAAACTGGGTATTGAACCCGAACTAATTTCAAAATTAGAATCTAACGAAATTACATTAGATGAAGCCGTAACAGGTTATGTATCTAAAATTGAACGTACCGTACATGAACGTTTAGGCAAACAGATTGAAGAAGCTAAAAGCGCTGAATTATTTGGTGCTGCATACGCAAAAACAGAAAAACAGATTGCTGATGCCTTTGCTATTGACTTAAAAAAATATGAAGCAATAGACAAAAAAGATAGATTTAAAACTATTGTTTCTGATTTGAAGAATAGCCAAGTCGAAATGATTGAAAAGCTAAAGCAAGAATATACATCTGCTGATGCGCAAAAGTTGCAACAGCTAACGCAGCAGTTAGAATTAGCCAATGCAAAGCTAAATGAAAAAGAAATGCTAATGCAGCAGGCTATTAAAGAAGAACAAGGTAAATTTCAAAGCTACATCAAGAATCAACAAATAGATAAGGTCCGCGGTTCTTTAGTTGAATCTGTAAAAAATGCACGTTTAGCGCCTAAAGAAATGCGCGCCATTTTAGAAGCTGAAATTCGTGAACGCGGTTTTGATTTTGAAATTGATGGCGATTCTAACATATGGGTTAACAAAGATGGTAACCGCGTAAAACATCCATCTAAACCAACGGAAAACTTAAAGTATGAAACGCTATTTGAAATTATTGCAGCTGAATATAATTTTGAAAAACAAAGTAACGGCGGGCAAACAAAAAGTTTTGAGATTGACGAAAAAACAAAAAGCGGTATTCATCCAGCGCGATTAAAATACATGCAAGATAATGGTTTAATTTAGTTTGTAAGTTAGGTTTAAAGTTTGTCAGGGCAGTTCGAAAGGGCTGCCTTTTTAAATTAAAAAACCCCGCTGTTTTTGCGGGGTTAATTGTTTAGTATCTAAGGTTAACTTTATTTCTACTTCTATAATTATAAATTTCTTCAATTAAAGTTAAATAAGATGTTTGATTATTGCAGTCTTGTAAAGCAGTTGGTTGTATTTTTAATTTTTGCAAAAAATCACTAAAAATAAAATTAGGATTATTAAATAATGATATCATAGCATAAACATAAGACCTTCTTCTGCAATTTTTATAATATGGTTCAGTTAATAAAATTAAATCAGCTTTTTTTTCAGCTTCAAGTAAATTATGAACTTTAAATTTACCATC